ATATGGTCAGCAAGTAAAGTCATGTCTGGTGCTATGTAAGCATCATTTTGAAAACTATATCCAAACTCTCTAAGCTTTTGTTTTTGTCTTTGAACAAATAATATTGTTGGCCCTACTTGCATAACTTGTGTAGTATGGCTGCCATATGTAGTTTCTTGTTTTATATTTACATTTGTTGGTGTTAAAGGTTCTCCAGTTGGTCTATCAACTCTAAACTCACCACCTGCTGTTCCGATAACTAAATCTCTTATAGGTGCTAAAAATCTAATTTTGTTTACTCTATTAGCTGCTATTGTATAAATAAAAGCGTCAGCAGCATTACCTGAACCTTCATCAAAATTTTCAAATAAACCTGATTGTGATGCGAATATTGTTTGTGGATATGCTGTTGTTCCTCCAAATATAAGTCGTTGTTCAAAAAAAGAAACTGTTTCTGGAAATCCTGTAGTTGCAGACCAATATCCTAATCGCCAATCTGTTGTTGCTGTAGAAGCATCTAAAGCTGTAAGTATTTCTATTGTTACATTTTGTGCATCTGTAAATGCTGTTATTTTTACATGACCATTATGTAATTTTACAAGCCTACCAACATCAGTTGATGCAAATAAATCTGCAGATGCAACTAATGCAACTCCTGTGCCAACTCCAGATGAACCTGGATTTAAAGTTGTTGATGTAGTATTGGTTTCTAAGTATGGACCTTTTTCAAAAACTACATCTGCAAGTGTCCATGATGTATGCCCTGTTCTTGAAAGTTTTGCTGGTTCATGAGCAGGATGAACTATAAACATAACATCTGCAGATTGTGCAAATTTTAAATCAAATATTTGTGATTCAGTATATGTAGTTGTTATTTCAAAAACTTTTGCTGCAGTACCACCTGATGTGTATGTTGTGTAGTCTGTAGAATTTACTCCAGATAATTCAAACGTATGAGTTGTTACATTTGCTACTGTGTATCTTCTACCATTTACTTCTGTCATACCAACAACATCATTAATCCAAACATGGTCGCCATTGCTATAACCATGAGAAGTTGCTGTAACAACTGCTGGATTTGCTTTTGTAATAGCAGATATAGACTTAGTAGCTTCAACTATTTGACCCCTATCTTTAAAAAATCTCATATATTGGTCGCCTACTTCTATACAATAAGATTGTGTAATATTAAATTCAAAGGGTATAAGTCTTGTAGATTTAGAAGAATCTTTTACTTCTGCTACAAATCTAGTGCCTGGTCTTCTAGTTGCTCCACCCTGTGTTTGAACAACAAGATTCTCCATAATCTCTGCTCCATTTCTGTATTTATCAAAATCAACATGACCTGCTAATTTAGGTGATAATTCACCCGCTGTAAAATTTGTTTGAAAAGGATTTACTACTGCCATTATTTTCTAAAGTCTGTAAATGTATCTGAAACAAGGTCGTTAATAAAGCCTTCTTGTCCATCAATACTACGAGCCTCAGACATTTTCCCCTCATATATTTTTACCATTTGTGTTTGTAGTGTAACACTATTAGTTACTGGGTAAGCTAGATTTGCTGCTAGTTTTGCTGTCAACGCATCAACAAACATAGAATCAAATAATGCTGTATCTGTAATTTTTGCTATGTATAATATTTTTGCTGTATCTTCGTTTGTTAATAGGACCCTGCCCTCTGTTGCTAAATTTTCTACTTTAAAAATATAATCCTCAAATTCCATTGATAATACTCGTAAGCAATATGGGTCAGTTGGTAATGCATATTGATAATCAAATCCATATGAAGGAGTTGAAGATAACTGTGTAAGACTTGCTCTTGTTATTGCAAAATTCCAAGGATGACTTCTAAGACAAGCATCTCTTGCGTCTGCGTAAAAAGCATTACAAAGTCTAGCTCTTTCTGTGTCATCTGTAAGTGAGGTTATAGGGTCATCCCCTAACCTTCTAAGTGCGTTTGAACATATTGAAACTTCTGTTGCCATAATTTATCCCGTAAGAGGGTAGCCAAAGCTACCCCCCTGTTTGTTGTCTTAGTCTACAACATATGTAACGATAAGTGTTACGTCTCCAGCTGCTGCTGTTGCTGCTGCGTTAGACATAGTTAAAGCTATTCTTAAAGCTCCACCTGGGTCTGATGATAAACCACCATCTTCCCATGCAAAGTTAGAAACTGCATTAACATTTCTTGCCTCGAAAGCAACTTCAGCTCCACTTGTTTCTGCTGCTTGTAAAGTTGTTATAGCTGTTGCATAACAATCTTCATCAAGAACAGTACCATCCTCGTAATAAAGACCTACGTTGGCTGCCAATGATGGTGAGCCGTTAGAATCCAAATCGTCATTGAATAGTTTAATTGATAATACTTTTGCGTTAGATGGGATTTGCACCATCATTAGTACATCATCATTATCAATATCGCCTGTTCCAGCTGCAATTGTTCCACTTGCCACACGCATTCTGCCCTGTAAACTTCCAGTTTCTAGGACTTCTCTAGGCGAAGCGTCTAATGCTGTAATTTCTACTGATTTAGCTGTTGCCATTTTTGATTCCTCCTATTAACTCTCAGTACATTCTATCTCAACAACTTTTTCATCTTCGATACGAGTTGCACCGATTGTCATTGATAAGAACACCTGGGTTGCGTAATTTTTGTCTGCTCTTTCAGATATTCTAGTTTGAATATCTTGACCAACAGCAAGTCCTATACCAGATTGAGCAAATGCTAAAACTAATCTGTTACTTGATGAGTTAGTATCTAGTCTTTCTGTTCTAATAAAATTAAAACCTAAGAAAGTATCGATATCACCCTGCACAAGTGCTTTAACAGAGTTAAAGTCTGCAGATGTAATTTGTGTTATTGCTAACAAGTCTGATAGTTGTTTTGATGTTACAACGCAAAACCTAGGTTCTTCTGGGTCTACGCTGTTAGCGTCTAAAATTTCTTTGGCTTCGATAAGTTTTGTAACTGATAAACCTGCAGAACCATGAGCAATTTTTTGCCCAGATGGTAGAGCTACAGTT